ACAGCCATTCGCATACCATTTTCAATGGCTTTGTTGACATAAGGCTGAAAGCCTACGACACCACTGTATGAGAATGTCAGATCGTAATTTAAGGGTAAACCCTTACGATTCACATCCTTTGTATAGTCGTAGAATTGCACTTCAGGGAATGCTGCAAATATGTTTACATATTCTATGCCGTCACTGTCTGTAAAAGCTACGCTTTCCCAGCGAATGTCGCTAGTACCATTCAGTCTAACCAATGGAACTAAGCTTTGCTTAGCAGCTTTGCTCACTAGCTGTCGAATGTTAACAGCAAGCTGTTGCATGAAGCTGTTTCGTTCAGTAAAAAACCAAATGGTTTTATTGATGCGGCCATTGGCAACAGTTGACATTGCACCACGGCCAGCAGTGTAGAGGCATGCTTCGCCGCACTCAGCTTTAGCTGCCATGCTGCATGTATTCCACTTTGTGGAAAGGTAAGGTGCTAGATAGAGAATGCCAGTCAGAAAACCGAAGGTTTCACCCTTGCTAGTTTTTGCATCGGCATTGATGGAAAGCAAAGCTTTAGACTTGAACATGATGTGTTTCCTTTCAGGAATGTTGCAGCAAAATCGCTGTTTCGGCCTCAATTATAACGACTTTGCAATAGCCCTGTCAAATGTAGGGGCTTTCCGACTAGCTTTATAAACCTTCGGTTTCGTATGCTTGCCTCTGGATGCTACCCATAGGCCATGCTTGTATATGCTTGCACCGCCATGTCTGCCGTAGCATGCTGCCCACTCAGCAGCTTCGCTGAATGTGAAAGTGTAATGGCGTTTCTTGCTGCCCTTGCCAATGACAGTAAAACCTATGGTTTTAGCGAGGAAATTGATGATGGTTTGCATGTTAGTTTACTTTCAGTAAAGCGAAGCCGATGAACATCACAGCAAGCACTATGACGGGTGACATGAATGTCATTAATGACATAGGCTGAGGGTTTGTGAGCCAATTGAGCAAGTGTTTCATATTATCTTTCAGATAATGTTGTAGGTTTGGCTGCCGCTTTGCAATTGGCAAAACATGTCATACAATACTTTGTATGTTGCAACATTTCCTGTTGCCACTGCAATAATCATTGACAGTTTGTCAATGTTAGCGTTATCGCATTGCAGCTTTGCTGCTTCGTACAGCTTCGCATTGTGTAGGGCAGTGATGATTTGTTCGGTTTGCATAATGTTTACTTTCAGTAAAAGGGTGTTGTTTTAGCGCTTTTCATTCCGGTAAATTACATTTACCATCAATGCGGCCATCAAGGCAAAGCCTATTGCGGCGGTTAGGGGCAGCATTTCAACTATGAGGCCATGTGATGACGGAATAGCAAAGTAGCAAGCTACTTCAAGCAACGACATTGCAGCGAAAAACACAGCGAGAGTAGCTTCGCTATAGATAAAGAAAATGCGTTTGAGTGATTGTTTCATGGTGTTTACCTTCGGTAGTGTAGCGTTTTGAAGCAGCAAAATCGCTGTTTCGGCCTCAATTATACAAACATTTCAATAGCCCTGTCAAGTGTAAGGTTTCTCAGGCAGCAAAGCTGCGGCGTATGACGCTTGCATCACATGCGCGAGTGACATGCGAGTCATGCGAGGCTTTTCGTCAATTTGTCGTTTTATTGTTTGTTGTAGGCAGCAAAGCTGCTGCGTATGTATGCCTGAAGCTTGGCGCAGGTGTGCGAGGCTTTTTCATCGATGGTGGTTTGTTGCATTGCAGCATTGGGATATATAAGGCTTTGCTGATATGGTGTAGATTGTTGCATTGCAGCATTGGGATATATAAGGCTTTGCTGATATGGTGTAGATTGTTGCATTGCAGCATTGACTCACTAGTCACAGTGTAGACTGATTAGTCACAATACATAGTATAGGGGTATAGATATACCGACCCTTCACAGTGTAGGGGTATGGTTATTTAATGACCGGAAAGTCAGTAACGGGATATGCCGTAGCTGATTTTGAATCAGTTCCAAGAGTCTTATAAGTCATTGATTCTTAAGACTCTTTTGAATGACGGGTGAATTTACGCAGGGCTGTAGCGCTCACCTACCGCTGGATGTGCAGGGCTGCGCGAGTGTGCGCCAGTGCGCGGCTGTACGGGGGCGGGTGTGGGCCAGTGGGGGGTACGGCGCTATATGTATACAGCCACACTCAAAAATCAGGAAAATGAGTCTGTTAACCACACAGCTTTCTACAGTTATTCCCACACGCTATGATTTGTGGAGAGCAATAACACAGGCGTTTAAAGTGGTTAAGCTACCCAGCCCTTACCACTCCTAAACAAACGCCACCACAGTCGTTTAATCCATGCTAAGCTATGCTGTAGCAGACATAGACGGATGCAGTTTGCACTAGGGCCATTGTTGTTTGTCTTCCTAAGTGTGCTACAATTCAACATGAAAGCAACACCATGCAAAAATAACACTTGACAAGATTTCTCAAAACGGTAAAACTATAGCCTATGGGGGATTAGGGGGCTTAGAAGACATTGACATTGATGATGCTTGTAGCTTCTGTAGCAAGAAGATAAAAGACAATTGATATAGTAATTAATGAATCCCTATAGCGCTAAAGAGCTTTAAAGTCTATATAGTAGACAATAGATAGAATAACAATAATATTTCACGGTATGAAATGCACTAATGCTATCAAACTAAATGTTTGTTCAACAAAAGAACAAGTAAATGCTTTAGGTCTTCTTGATGTGTTACCCTATAGCGCGGCGACTCATGTCTACAAAGCTATATATAAAGACAAAGCTGACACTGTTCACATCCCTCATTCAGATGTTTACTTTGTTAGAGCAGCGCTGGAAAAGCATACAGGTTTCTATTTTCCGTTAGACAGAGTTGAAGCGGCTATGAAGGCTGAAGGCTGGCGCGATAGGAAAGGCAAGGGTCGTTACTAATGATTAAACGTGGCAAAGAAGAGTTTTCAGGGTATAACAAGCCTAAAGCTACGCCGAAGCATCCAACTAAGAGTCATGTTGTGTTAGCCAAAGAGGGTGACAGCGTGAAGCTTATTAGGTTTGGACAGCAGGGTGTTAGCGGTGCTGGTGCTTCTCCAAAGACTGAGAAGGACAAGAACAGACAAGAAAGCTTCAAGGCTAGGCATGCTGCTAACATTGCTAAAGGCAAGATGTCAGCTGCCTATTGGGCTGATAAAGTTAAGTGGTGAATGATGAAAATAAAATCTACTGTTAACGCTGCTGGCAATTACACCAAACCAACAATGCGTAAGGCGTTGGTGGCTAAGGTGAAGGCTGGTAGCAAGGGTGGTGACCCCGGCGAGTGGAGCGCCCGTAAGGCGCAGATGGTTGCCAAAGAATATAAAGCTAAGGGTGGTGGATACAAATGAAAGCTCCTCAGAAGTCTTTGAAGGATTGGGGCGATCAGAAATGGAAAACAAAGTCTGGTAAGCCTTCCTCTGAGACAGGGGAACGCTACCTGCCTGAGAAGGCCATCAAGGCTTTGTCTTCACAGGAATATGCTGCCACCACCAAAGCCAAGCGTGAGGGCACAGCAAAGGGTAAGCAGTTTGTTGCTCAGCCAAAGAGCGTAGCAAAGAAGACGGCTAAGTATCGTTAGTTATGTATATAGCGCAGTTCATTGTATGCATGGCACAGGTGTGTACTTTGTTAGAACGAGAGCCATATGTTATGCACACTGACATAAGAAGCTGCAAACTTGCAGCGTCTATGGAAATGAAAGAGTTGGTGGTTTTGTTGAAAGACAAACCTATTGAAGCTGTAGCGGTTGTCTGTATAGATCGCACTAACAGCATTGTTTAATTGAAAGAAATAAAATGGCTAAAGAAACTCCAGCAGAAGCTGCTGCACGATTCCGTAAGATTGCTGAAGACAAGAGCTTGCCACAAGCTGTTCGCAACACCTATCTCGACAAAGCCAACGCTGCTGAGAAGGAAGCGGCTAAGCCTACAATGAACAAGGGTGGTGCAATGTTGCCTGTAAGGGGTAGCCGCACAGCCAAGCATAAAGAGACAAAGATGATGGGTGGTGGTTATGCAATGAAGACACCAATGATGGCTAAGGGTGGTGTGGCTAAGAAAGCCACTTCGGCTAAGAAAGGTAAATGATAATGGCTACTAAGAAAGCGTTTAAACCTTGTGAGGGATGCCCTACACCAGCCAAATGTAAAGCTGCCGGTAAGTGTATGGCTAAAGAGGGCAAGGGTGGTAAGCCAGCTATTGCCATCATGATTGGTGTTGCTAAGCCAGCTGCTAAGCCAATGGCTAAGAAGAAGTAATGGCTACTAAGAAGCAAACAGCCAAGATTGGCAAAGTGATGGGTGAGTTTAAAGACAAAGGCTTGCATAGTGGTAAGGGTGGCAAAGTTGTCACCAACCCTAAGCAAGCCATTGCCATTGCATTGTCCGAAGCTAAAGTGAAACAGAAGAAATGACCGCCAACGAACCTAAAGTTAGAAGTGTTGGTAAAGTGTGTACGGCTGGTGCTGCCAACACCGTCTACACCTGTCCTCCTAATTTCATTGCCCGTATGGTATTGTTGTTTGTTTCAAATCATGGTGGAAATAACAAAATTGTTTCTATCCAATGGAATGATGTTAGCGCAGGTCAGAGTTATTATATTGTTGGTGGACAGGTTTTGAGCGCTAATGGCTATATCAAACTTGACGGCAGCTATCTTGTATTGAATGCTGGTGACACTCTTATTGTGACACCTGAAGCTGGAGCAACAATGGATACTACAGTGACAATTGAAGAATATTATTTTCCTAAACAAATGTAATCATGGCAAAAGAACTTACAGAACAACACAAGAAATTCCTTGATGTATTATTTGGTGAAGCTAAAGGTAGCATTAACCAAGCTAAACTATTGGCTGGTTTCTCTGAAGGCTATAGCAGCCGCATGATTACTAACTATCTCAAGGAAGAAATCATTGAAGCCACACAGCTTTACATTGCAATGAATGCACCTCGTGCTGCTCTTGCTATGGTTGATGGCATTCTTGACCCAACAGAGCTTGGCATCAAAGAGAAGATGAGTGCTGCCAAAGATTTGCTTGACCGTGCCGGTCTTGCTAAGACAGATAAGATTCAAGTTGAAGCTACAAATGGTGTTATGATCTTGCCAGCAAAGGAACGCGAGGAAGACTGATGCAAGAACTTGAGCTAGGTAAATGGATACTGCCACAGCCAGAAGATAAAAAAGAATATGTTCCTATTCCACGATTGGCTAGGACAGTTCCTTTTGGTTATAGAAAAGATGAGAACGATGATAACTGGCTCATTCCTATACCGCTAGAACTTGAAGCTCTTGAAAAAGCAAAGGTGTATGTTAAACAATACGCTGTGCGGAAGGTTGCTATATGGCTAACGAAAGTAACTGGTCGAGAAATCAGCCATGTAGGTTTATCTAAACGATTAAAAAATGAGCAGTCCCACAAACGAAAATCGTCTACTTATCGAAAGCTTGCCGACAGGTACGAAGAAGCCCTTAAGAAAGCGGAAGAGTACGAAAAAAGAACCGGCACCGGCCAAGACAGCTTCTTTACCACAGATCGTTACGGAGCCATTAAAAACACCTTCAGCGACAGCAGCAACAATTCCAGCAGCGCCGGTAGTTGAATTACAGAACATCATCTTCAAGCCTAATGCTGGCCCACAGACTTCTTTTCTAGCAGCGCCAGAGCGTGAAGTATTGTATGGTGGTAGTGCTGGTGGTGGTAAGAGTTATGCAATTTTAGCAGACCCATTGCGTTACATGGGTCATCCACAGTTTTCTGGACTCATTCTACGCCACACTACTGAGGAACTTCGTGAACTGATTTGGAAAAGTCAGGAGATGTATCCGAAGATATACCCCGGCATTAAGTGGAGTGAGCGAAAGATGCAGTGGCAAGCGCCTTCGGGTGCTAGACTATGGATGTCTTACCTCGATAGAGATGAAGACGTTATGCGATATCAGGGTTTGAGCTTCTCGTATATAGCTTTTGATGAGCTTACACAGTGGGCAACCCCGTTTGCGTACAACTATATGCGTTCACGCTTGCGTACAGCTGCTGCTGATCTGCCTTTGTACATGAGAGCCACTACGAATCCGGGTGGTCCCGGCCACCAATGGGTTAGGAAGATGTTTATTCTTCCTTCTCCACCGAATAAATCGTTCCTTGCCACCGATATTGAGACAGGCGAGGTGATGAGATACCCTAAAGGGCACAGCAGAGAGGGTGAGCCGCTATTTAAACGTAAGTTTATACCAGCAAAACTGTCAGACAACCCATATTTGGCTGAGTCTGGTGACTATGAGGCTATGCTGCTGTCACTTCCAGAGCATCAGCGCAAGCAATTGCTTGATGGTAATTGGGATATTGCTGAAGGTGCTGCTTTTTCTGAGTTTAATAGGGCAATTCACGTTGTTGAACCCTACGACATACCGCACAACTGGCCTAGATTCAGAAGTTGCGACTATGGCTACGGAAGTCACAGCGCTGTGCTGTGGTTTGCTGTAGCTCCTGATGATTCTATAGTGGTTTATCGTGAGTTGTACGTCAGTAAGGTGTTGGCAGAAGATTTGGCTATGAAGATTTTGGCTCTTGAGACCAATGAGAAGATTCGTTATGGTGTATTGGACAGTAGTTGCTGGCATAAGCGTGGTGACACTGGCCCAT